ATCAAAGGTGGGTGAAGTTGTACAAAGTAGGTATACAATAATTGAACACTTAACAAAAAAGAAAACAAAACAAATAGCTGAAGCAAGTAACTCAGTTGGAGATTATATTAAACAAGACGAAGAAATTAGATTATTAGCATACAAACTAATGATCGATAAGTTCAATGTTAAATATTCACAACTTACAAGCAAACAGAGAGCTATACTTAAGGAGTACATTAATAATATATCAAATACTGTCAGTTTAAAAGAGTTTGCAATTAAAGAGGCTGCAATAATTCAAAGCCAATTAAAAAAACTTGTACCTAAGGTATCGGATAAAATAACAAATATTAAATTAAACGAAATTAATAGTATGCTTTCTTCTTTTTCAAAGATGCGTTCTATCAAAGAAGATCACGTACTATCCTTATTGCTTTATCACGAACTAATAAAAGAGTTAAAGAATGTCAACTAAGCAAAGATTAAGCAAAAAAGACTTTTACGAAGTTCGTAGTTATATTAAAAAACTACGCAAGGAGGGAAGTACTACAGCAAACGCTGACGGATACTTGACAGCTAACGCTTGGGTAGGAGATGAAGATGCAGAGGGTACTCAAGCTATAGACGTAGAAGATGAGCAATATTCATTCTCTGTTAAACCATCAAAAACAACACCACACCTTATACAACTAAAAGAAGCTAACTATAAGTCGTTTAAAGAGGACACTTCAGGTAGCCATGTACAAAAGGTAAATAGAAAAGTACTAGAAATAAATCAAAGATTACGAGAAATATCTCAAGCTTTAGATCATAGTATAAAATTAAAAAACGAATCTGCTATTGACAACTCTAGATATTGGAAAAAAACCAATGAAGCTATGCTTAAAATGAAAGCAAGAATTAGCGAAGTTAATAAAAAAATAAGTCAGTTAGCAAATTTAAAAGAAATAGCAGCTAATTCTGTAAAAGATAAGTTAGTTCAACTGCTAATAAAAGCAGGTATAGCTATTTCAGCACAAGATGTAGAATATAACCAAGTAAGTGCGGATCATTATGAGTTTGATATTATGATGGATGGTGAACCAATAGCAATTGATTATAATAAAGGGCAGTTGATTTATCAAGGATACGACGAAGAGATTGACTTAGGAAATCTTAACCAAGAGCAGGATGTTATCGCTAAACTATCGCAAACACTAAACAAATGAATAAGCAAGTATTAGTAGACTATATTGGGTCAATAGACATATCACTAGAACAGATAAATGAGTCTATGGCAAAAAATGACGGAAAGGTCATTGTATCTGGAGTAATGCAAAGAGGTGACGCTTTTAACCAAAATCAAAGAAAATATCCAACTGATATTCTAAAACGTGAATCCGATAAATATAAAAAAGTATTTATAGCAGAACGCAGAGCTTTAGGAGAGTTAGATCACCCGGAATCATCGGTAGTTAATCTAGCAAACGTATCGCACAATGTGGTTGATTTATGGTGGGATGGTGAGGATCTTATGGGAAAGATAGAAATACTAGCAACTCCATCAGGAAATATAGCAAAAGAATTATTAAAAGCGGGTATTCGTTTAGGCATAAGTTCGCGTGGTATGGGATCAGTAAAAAACTTAGGAGAAGGAAGAGTAGAAGTGCAAGATGACTTTGAAATTGTTTGTTGGGACTTAGTATCTAATCCATCAACTCAAGGAGCGTTTATGTCACCATCACTCAACGAAGGCGTAAATGGAAAAGCATCTAATAAATATTTAAAAATCAATTCGCTTATTAGCGATATAATTTCAGTAATGTAATATGAAACTAAAGAAAATTATAGAAAATCTTGACCAAAAGGTAGAGCTTAACGAAAAGAAAGCTTTCTTACAAGAAGTTGCCATGTTTAAAGAATATGGAAAGATCATATATCGTACTGATGGTATGCGTGAAGCAGCTGAAAAAATAGGAAAAATTGTTGAGAACGCTGAGCGTATTGCTTTGCAGGAAACTGACGAATGGTTCGATGAAGTAACCGTTAAGCGCAATATGAAGTCTCTTCGATCCAACAACGAATCATTTAAGAAAACTGTAGGTGAGGTTGCTAAATTGCAACAACGCCTAGAAGCTCTTTATGAAGAAATGGGTAGCACTCTAAGTAGATACTACGAAATATAAGGCTAATGACAAATAACATTGCTAATAAAAACAAACTAGTATCTGAACTAATTTCAAAAGTATTACGTGAGTATATTTTTGAAGGTGAAGACTCAGGAAATCCCTTTGCAGCTGCAGCAGATAGCGGTAAGGAGGAGCCAACAGCCGATGAACCCGCTGCAGAAGAACCAGCAGCAGATGAAGAAAAGGCGCCAGCTGAGGATGACAAAAAGCCCAAAGAAAAAAAAGAAGATGATGGTCTATCTTTTAACTTTGATGTTAGTGGTGTAAAAAAGTATAATACTAATTCTTTTAGAAACTCAACAGCTGTTGCAAAAAAGATTACTAAAAATGGTATACTAGCAACAGTGCAACCGGATGGAGTAGATATTTTAGTAGGATTTGATGATATCACTGAAATAGCAAACGCTTTTTTTAAAGTTAAAAAATGAATAATACAACTCAGCTAAAACGTATTGTAGAGAGAATTCTACGAGAAGAGGAAGATAAAAAGCAAATTGCAGCAATGGATGCAGCTATGGCTAATACTTTTAAAACGTTAGGAACAGAGTTTGAAGCAAATAAAGAGGAGATACAACAAGACGTAGCTGACTCAGAGGCAGAATTAAACGAAGCTTTAGGAGTACTTGCGGTTATTGGCATAATTCTTGCAGCTCCAAAAGTTGTTGAGTTGTTTGTAAAAGTGATTGGTAAACTAGTAGCAGTGTGGAAAAAGCTTGTTAAGCCAGGACAAGCAAAAGGACAAGAAGAGGAGTTTGCTAGCAATATTATCGAGTTCACACACAAGTGGCATAAGATGTACATTAAAGGTTTAAAGTGGATTCTTCAACTATCTGGGATTTTTAAAAAAGCAGGAATTAAAGAAGGCGTAGCTCAAGATAAAGCATCCGAAGCAATCTACTATACAATTATTGCATTATTGGCAGTGTACAGTGGTGTTGGTGCAATAGGTGCATTTAAAGGAGCAGTAACTGGAGCAGCTCATGGAGGAGGGTTTTCTATAGCAGCATTAGAGGCAGCAATGGCTGGAATTAAAACACAGGAGGTTGTGGCGTTTGCAGGTAAGCTAGGATTAAAGTCAGTATAACCTATAAAGATACAAATTATTTTCAATAAATACACTAATAAAGGTGTGTTTTATAATTTAGTATAGTATTTATTGTTAAATACACTATCTATTATAGTGTCCTAAAACGATATCAATTGAAGGCTCCAATAGCCTCAGGACTACAAAACATTTAACAAATGAACAAATTACTAAAAGACGCAATTGCAGACGCAAAAGCTGTCAGAGAGACTGCTTTAGCTAATGCTAAGTTTGCGCTTCAAGAGGCATTTGCTCCAAAAATTCAATCTATGCTATCTCACAAAATTAAAGAAGAGATGGAAGAGGAAGAAGAAGTAGAAGTGGAAGAGCCAAGCAACGACGAAGAAGCAGCTTTGGAGTCGAGAATGAGAAACAACACTGGTTTGTATGAGGATGATGACATCTTTGGTGACGAAACTGGAGAAGGTGCTGCAGATGTAGCTGGAAATGATCCAGAAGCAGTAGCTGAAGGCGATGAAGATGAAGAATACTCAGACGATCGTGGATTAGAATCAGAACCAGCAGACGATGATCAAATTTCAGACGAAGAGTTAGCTGAATTAATTCGTGAATTAGAAGGTGAAGGTGAAGATGAAGAAGCTCCAGCTGAAGAGGAAGAATTAGAAGAGGGTGAAGATGAAGAGTACGAAGAAGCTCCAACATCTGAAGGTCGTAAAAAGAACAAAATGAAGATGATGGAAGACGAAGAAATGTCTGACGAAGAGGATGAAGAAGAGGTTAACATAGAAGAAATTATTCGTGCATTACGTGAAGAAGACGAAGAAGGCGCAGAAGACACTAAAGCTGCTGAAGAAACAGAAGAAGAGTTAGAAGAGGCTTACAAAGTTATTAAGTTTTTACGTAGCAAATTACACGAAGTTAATTTACTAAATGCTAAGTTATTATACGTAAATAAGCTAATCAAAAAAGAAGGACTTACTGAGTCTCAAAAAATTAAAATTATTGAAACTTTTGATCGTGCTAAAAACGTAAGAGAAGCAAAGTTAATATACTCAACACTTGCAGAATCTGTAATGAAAAGAATTGCAAAAGTATCAACTACTAAAACTAAAATGGTAGAAGGATTTGCATCTAAAGGCCAAAAGCCAACAACAAAGATTTTAAGTGAAAACAAAATTTATAACAGGTTTACAGAATTAGTTAAATTTAATCGATAACCAAAAAAACACATAAAAAAAATGAATTTATTCGAAAACATGAATAGCGAAAATCGAGGTGAAGCAACAAAGCCCTTGATATCCAAGTGGTCTCGTACGGGATTACTTGAAGGCTTAGGTTCTAAAAATGAGAAGTCTACTGTGGCTGTCCTTTTGGAAAACCAAGCAAAACAATTAGTAAAAGAGGGTTCTGGAACAACTGCAGGTATAGGTGGATCAGGATTTGAACAATGGACTGGAGTAGCTCTTCCGTTAGTACGTCGTGTATTTGCTGAAATTGCTGCTAAAGAGTTTGTCTCTGTACAGCCAATGAACCTACCTTCAGGTCTAGTATTCTACTTAGACTTTAAGTATGGTAACAACAAGCAACCATTTGGATTTGCTCCAACTGGACAAAACCAAACTGGTACATTGCAAGGTATTACAAACGCATCTGGAGTACCAACTGACGGTCTTTATGGTACTGGTCGTTTTGGATACTCAGTAAATACTGTATCAGCATCTTGGGCAAACGCAGTAGCATTTGCATCTGCAAGTGCAGTAACTGCAGCTGACGTTAACTTTGATGGTTCTTTCACAGCATCATTATCTAGCTACCGTAAGCTTACCATTCCAGTTCCAACAACAGCTGACTTGTATGCAGTAAGAGCTTTCACTCTTTACTCAGGTTCAACTTTATTGACTGGATCACAAGTATATCCACAATTCACTACAATTACATCTGCTTACACTGCATCTTTCATCGTATTGAACTCTGCTTTGTCAACTGGATCAGTTGCAGCTGGACTTGTAGGATACTCTATCCAACCTACAAACGACAACAGAAATGACTTCGAATCTACTGGAGTAACTAATACGTCTCGTAACTTGGATACTAACTTGAACATCCCAGAAATTGAATTACAAATGCGTTCAATTCCAGTAACTGCTAAGACTCGTAAGTTAAAAGCAAGCTGGACTCCTGAATTTGCTCAAGACTTGAATGCATACCATTCAGTAGATGCTGAAGGTGAATTAAC